AGAAATTGATGACGATGCAAAGGCGGAAAGCGATGTTGACTTGAAGCCCACGCGGGCGATGGCTAATAACGCGGCAGAGGGGCTTGAGTTAAGAAGGCAGTTCAACAGGGGCGGCACTGAGGTTGGTGTTGCCCGTGCGGTGCAGTTAAAGAACAGGGAAAACCTAAGTCCAAGCACGGTGCGTCGTATGCACAGCTTCTTCAGTCGGCATGAGGTTGACAAAGAGGCGGTTGGATTTAGGCGAGGGGAGGAAGGCTTCCCTAGCGCGGGCTTCATAGCATGGCAATTGTGGGGCGGTGATGAGGGGCAAACATGGGCAAAGGCCAAGCGTGATGAGCTAAACAAGGAAGCCGAAGAAAGAAAAGCGGCGGAAATGATGATGTTCCCGTGCTGTGAAGATTGCGGCAAGGACTTTCCGCGCCCACAAGAGGGAAAGCAAGAGGTGACAGGTAAAATCAAGACGGCTCTTGAAGGCAAGGTAAAGGAGCATAACGACAAGCACGGTGATAAAAAGGGAAAGAGAGTGACGTTGCGTATGTTGTCAGCCGTTTTTCGTCGAGGTGTAGGGGCGTATAGGACGAACCCAGAATCGGTGAGAAGAAATGTTATGGGTCCTGATCAATGGGGTCTAGCCCGCGTGAATGCCTTTTTGGTAGCCGTGCGTACTGGCAGATATAGAAGCGGTCAGTTTGATAGAGACCTTTTGCCAAACGGACATCCGTTAAAAACATGACAGTGACCAAGTTTGTCCTTCTTATTTTCACAATAAATTCCTACGGTGAAACGCATTACCTAGCCGCCAAAATGCAGATGGAGGCTTATGCTTGCATCAAAGAAGCTCAGGCTATCAACCAAAAGGGTGACAAGCGATACGCCGCATGTATGCCCGTTGAATCATTGGATACGGTAGGGCTTAGGCAATGAAGGTGGAAACCAAGCGAAGGGGGCGGGTGGTTTCCGCAAGGCGAGAGGTCGCAGAACAGAACCGCATCCGTGGGTCATATGAAAGACGCATTGCGGCTCAGCTTCGCGCTTTATTTGATAGTTTGGCGGCAGATGCCGCCCGTGAATACGGTGATACTGGACGGCCGAATTTGTTTCTTGGCACAGTCACAAACAGGGTGGCGGAGGTTTTGGTTCCGCACTACAGGTCAGTTATTCTTGCAATGGCAGACCGTTTTCGCACCGTTAAGGTAAAGCAAGACTTTGAACAGATTGTGCGCTCATACCTACAGGCAAACGCAGGAGACCGCATCAGAGGGATTTCCAATACAACACGCAACCAAATAAGAAAGGCTCTGATAGATGCCTCTGCGGAGGGTCTGGGGCAAGTAGCCGCCGCCAAGGTTATTGAAGAAAGGGTCGGGGGTGCGGTGGGTCGCCGCCGCGCAAATCTGATAGCGAGAACAGAAACACACGCCGCCGCCAGCTTTGCAAACCATGAAACAGCAAAATCTTTCGGCGTCCCAATGCGAAAGCAATGGGTCGCCACCAATGATGGTCGGACGCGCTCTTGGCATAGCAATGTCAACGGGCAAACAGTTGATATGGATGAAGACTTTATCGTGCCTTACAAGGGTGTTGAATACAGGATGAAGCACACTGGCGACCCAAACGGGGGTCCGCATAACAACATCAATTGTCGGTGTGTGACGATTTATCTTGAGCCAGAAGATGTGGTTACAGATGATTTGCCAAAAAAACCGCCGCCGCCCAAGCCAATTGGAAGAGAGGTTTCGTTAGAGCGTGTGCTTGATGATTTGGGCGATGATGAAGCTATTGAGCTGGCTACAAGTGTCAGTAGGTTTGATCGGGATTACCGTGGACCCAAACATCTGGGCTACCTTTACAGGCGTCAAAAATATGATGAACCTCCAGAGGTTGTAAGCACGGCAGAATTTGACGCTATAGACAGCACCATCTATTACCGTGGGATTAGCGGCGTTGATGGTGATGACCTTAGACACGCTGAGGCGTTCAAGCGAGGCGATTACTTTGTAGGCGAAGGCTTGTACGGGAACGGAACATACACCGCGTTCGGGGATACTGGCCTTGATGTGGCTAATAAATATGCGAGAGGAGGGGTTGTTCTCCGCATGAAGTTGCCGTCAAACGCCAAGGTGATTGATTACAAGGACCTTGAACAGCGCATAAAGTCAACGGCACCGAGAGGCACGTTAGGCGAGACAGAGGGAGAGCTTGGCGCGTATCAAGCACAGATACAAAGAAGGTTAGAGGATATTAACCAGCAATTAGAGCGTGGAATTATATCCGATGAACAGCATGCGTTACAGCTTCGGGTTCTGGAGAGCAAACAAAAGTTGGCAACGGATATAGAAATGGACGCTGGGGCTGTTGCTACTAGATTGGGCTATGATGCTATCCGTGTTGAAGGGCTGGATTATATGATAATCCTCAATAGAGCCGCTTTAGTGATTGATGAGGGAGGTTGATGTTTTGAGTTTGGTTACAAATCCGCGCAGTAGCAGATGGTTTGGGCAAAATCGCAGTAGGTTTATTGATGCCTACGGCATTCAGTTCTGGTTTCAAATGGTTAATCAGCTACAGCAACATGACAAGATTTCAGAGCTACCTGACAAATACAGGAGGGCGTACAATCGCATAAGGAGACAGTCGCGCAATGATTCAAGACCTTAAACTTATGTTGCGTGATTTGCCTTCTGATTGTATTATTTACAAAATGAGGATATGATATGCCTTTACCGAAGCCAAACTCTGGCGAATCTGAGACTGCTTTTATGAGCCGTTGCATGGACGATGAGAAAATGCGCGGTGAGTATCCTGATAGAGACCAAAGGGTCGCGGTGTGCATGACAACCTTTAGGGGCGGTAAGGAGGCTTCTATGAGTGAGACAGAAAACGCGATTGATGAGCCTGAAATTGGTTACGTTGACTATGAAGCGCAAATAAAAGCGGAAGATACAGACAAAGAAGATGAAGGTACTTTCGAGGGCTACGCTTCAATTTTTGGAAATAAAGATTTAGGTAATGACGTTGTTGTTGAGGGGGCATTTGCCAAAAGCATAGCACGGCGAGGAGCAAAGGGCGTTAAGATGTTATATCAGCACGATGCTAAACAGCCCATTGGTGTGTATGATGAAATAATTGAAGATGACCGTGGCTTGCGTGTGAAAGGCCGATTGGCACTTGCTACGCAACGCGGCAGGGAAGTTTTTGAGCTTATGAAGATGGGGGCTATTGATGGCCTCTCAATTGGCTTCAAAGTAGATAGCAAGGGATACCACTATGACGACAGGGGCAAACGCCGCATGTTGAAAGAGGTAGACCTTATGGAAATCAGTGCCGTCACTTTTCCAATGAACCCACGCGCAAGGGTTCAAGGTGTCAAGTCTGACCGCACTGTGCGCGAGTGGGAAGAAATTCTGCGGGATGCAGGCGACCTCTCACGACAAGAAGCTAAAGTCGCGGCGGCGGCAGTAGCTAAATCCCTAAGTCAGCGGGATGCTGATGATGAAAACTTATTGGCTAGTATTAGCCAATTAACCAAAATCATGAAATCGGAGTGAACGATGACTGAGCAAGTTGAAAATGCTGTCGTTGATATGGCAAAGGCTTTCGAAGAGTTTAAGTCTACCAACGATGAGCGCCTCAAGCAGATTGAGGAAAAAGGGTCTGCGGACCCACTTGTTGAGGAGAAGCTACAAAAAATTGAAGCTGACCTTGACAAAATTGAGGACATTAACCAACAGGTTACTCAGCAAGCTGAGTTTCAAAAAGGTGTTAATGACCGCCTCGATAGCTTTGAAAAACTTCTCAAGCGTCCAGAGATGGGTGCTGAAGAAGGCAAGGCTGTTGATAATAAACTGGAGATTTTTGAAACTTGGCTTCGCAAGGGTGATGATGCACTTGAGCCTGACCAAGTCAAAGCTCTCACCGTTGGCACGGCGGCTACGGCTGGCAATCTCGCGCCTGCGGAATATGTGGAAGAACTGATTAAGGTCATTACCGAAATCAGTCCTGTTCGTGCGGTTGCACGGGTACGCCAAACCACCAACAAAGAGATTGAGGTTCCGTCAAAAACGGCAACATTCTCTGCGGGGTGGACAGCGGAAACTGGCACACGCTCAGAAACCACAGGCTACACAACGAGCCTCAACACAATTCCAACACATGAACTTTATGCGCTGGTAGATATCTCATCTGCTTTGCTGGAAGACAGTGTGTTTGATTTGGAAGCAGAAATGAACACTGAGTTTGCTGAACAGTTTGCGAAAGCTGAAGGCGCGGCGTTTATATCTGGTGATGGCTCAAACAAGCCAACAGGTATCACTAATGGAAACACGGTTTCGCACACGGCTACGGGTGCGGCATCGGCGGCTATTAGCACGGATAACCTGATGGACTTGGTGCATGGTCTGAAATCTGAGTATGCACAGAACGCCACGTTTATGCTGAACCGCACAACCTTGGGCATCATCCGTAAGCTGAAAGATACTGCGGGGCAGTACATTTTCCAAACGGGTTTCCAAGGCGCATCTGGTTTGCCGAACACCATTCTGGGGCATCCCTATGTGGAAGCCGCTGATGTGGCTGATGCGGCCTCTGGTGCGAAATCAGTAATCTTTGGCGACTATCGCCGTGGGTTTATGATTGTTGACCGTGTGTCACTGAGCGTTCTCCGTGACCCATTCAGCCAAGCCGCTTCTGGCAACGTGCGTTATCTCGCCCGTCGCCGTGTTGGTGGTGAGGTGGTTCTTGCAGAAGCACTCCGTGTGCTGAAGCATGCCGCATCGTAAGGTGTTTACGGGGAAGGTCTTAGTGCCTTCCCCACAACCTTAAGGAGTCAAAAATGGCGAAAATCGTAATGATTAAAACGTCCAAAGGGACAGCAAATGAAAGCGGCTCAATCACCCGCACCTATGAGGCTGGTGAGGAGCTGGAAACTAAGGAAGATTGGCAAAAAACTTTAGCCCAATCATTTGTCGAGCAAGGTTTAGCCGAAGAAGCTGGTGGCAATCAGAAAGTGCCAGAAACAAAGGCAAGCAAGGCAAAACAGGACAAATCCCCTAAAGCTACTTAACTACCTTATGGGAGGCTTTGATGGCTGGTATATCTGTAATAACTGATACGACAACCGAGCCTCTCACAACGGCTTATGTGCGTGATTATCTGCGGGTTGATGACACGATAGATAACACCATAATTGATAACCTCATAAAATCAGCCCGCATCTTAACGGAAAACTACACGGGCAGAACTCTTTGCAATAAAACTCTTAAGTTGAGCGTGGATTTTGTGAATGAGCTTGACCATGATTTGTGGGAGGGCATGAGGGTTGCGCCTGATTTGGCGTTGAAGCAAAATTACATAACCCTGCCCCAATCACCCGTTTCAAGCATTACGCATATCAAATATTATGATGATAGTGATAATCCCACTACATACGCTTCAACCAAATATTATTTGGATTCAGTAAGGGTTCCCGCCCGCGTTGTATTGCGTAACGGCGAACAGTGGCCTACGGGTCTGCGGGTAGCAAATGGCATTGAAATAACCTATGTCGCGGGCTTTGGCGCAAACGCAACGGATGTGCCAGAGGCAATGCGCTTGGCGGTATCCCAGCTTGTTGCGTATCTCTATGAGAATAGGGGGGATATGGATGCAATGGCTGTACCGCCATCGGTCATGCCACTTCTTCAGCCCTATAGAATTCTAGGCATTGGCTCAACATTTAATGAATTGCGCGGGGGCTATTGATGGCGATTGGTAACTTGCGTCACCGCGTCACCATTCAATCGCCAACACGAAGCTCAGATGGCGGGGGTGGTGGTGTTGTTACATGGTCAGATGTGGCAACCGTGTTTGCATCTATTGAGCCAACAGGCGGCAATGAACGGTTTTTCGGAGACCAGAATGAGGGCGTTGTTACTCATAAGATAATGATGCGATTTAGGCGTGATGTTTCTTTCAAAAACCGCATCACCTACGCCCGCGTTGTAGATGGCACAACCTACACACAGATTTTCAACATTAAACGGGTCATGAATGAGGGGTCGCGTGATTTTTTCTTGCACCTTCTAGTGGAGGAAGGGGTGGCAACCTGATGGCAAGTGTACGCGTCAAAGTAAGAAGGCAAAATTCCAGATATAAAGAAAAGATAAAGGGCTATGAAGCGGCGGCTAGGGAGGTTGTTGCCTATGGCTTGAATGAAGTACGCAATACAGCCGTTCAGGGCATCACTGAGGGCAATAAATCGGGCAGAACGTATACAAGGCGCGGAATCTCACACACCGCCTCTGCGGCTGGTGAATACCCTGCCGCTGACACAGGTGTTTTGCATACTAATATTTTTACTGATGTTGATTCTAACGGTCTTGGTGGTTCAGTGGAAAGCCGCGCTAAATATTCAGAGTTTTTGGAGTTTGGTACTTCTAAGATGGCGGCGCGACCATTTATGCAACCGTCAGCCGAAGCAACACGCCCAAAATTACGGCGAAGGTTAAGGGAGTTGTTCAAATAATGTCTTTACACTCTTGGCCTTTACAACAGGCAATCTTTACCAAGTTGAACGCCGCAAACATCACTGATTATGCCTCAAATGCCATTACGGGGGTATTTGATGATGTGCCTGAAGAAACGGCTTATCCGTATATAAAGATTGGCGAAGAAACCAGCACAAACATTGCCACCAAGACGCTGGATGCACATGAGCATACACTTACAATTCATGTGTGGTCACAGTATCGCGGCGGCTTTCGGGATGTGAAGGTTATAATGCAACAAATATTTACCGCACTTCATAATGGTGATATAACGGTAAGTGGTGCTTCATTAGTAAACATTCGACATGAGTTTGAAACAGTTTTGTTGGAGCAAGATGGTATAACGCGGCACGGTGTCATGCGATTTCGAGTCGTTGTGTTTGACAGCTAGGAGATAGAGACATGGCGGCTCAAAAAGGTTCAAGCCTTCTCGTTAAGATAGGTGATGGTGCAAGCCCAGAAGCGTTCACGACAATTGGCGGTCTGCGTTCCACCAGCATTTCACTTAATGATGAAGCAGTTGATGTGACAACAATGGATAGCAGTAACGCAAGGACGTTACTTGCAAACGGTGGTATTCAAACCATAACCATTTCAGGTTCAGGGGTGTTTACCGATGCGGCAAGTGAAGGCACATTGCGAAGTAAGTTTGGTGCGGCTTCATTTAGTAACTTTCAGATAATTATTCCAGATTTCGGCACATATACGGGTGCGTTTATGGTGGCATCACTGGAATATGCGGGCGAGTTTAACGGTGAAGTTACATATTCAGTGACATTGGAAAGCTCAGGCACAATCGCATTCGCGGCGGTGTAATATGGCTTGGTCTAGTGAAAAGGTTAAGCTGAACGGAACTGAGGTTGCCGCACA